TAACTGAAGATAATCCAACTTTACCTGGAGATCCATCAACAAATAATTCTTCAGATGGATTAACTCCTTTAGATCAAAAGTTTGCAACACTTGATGATCTTCAAAATCATTACAGACTATTCATTAACAGAATCCAACAGCAGATTGCTACCATTGGTGGTGGTGGTGCTGGATTCATCAAAGACCTTGATGATGTTACCTTTGACGCTGGAATAGGTACAAATAAACTTCTGATTTATAATGGTAGTAAGTGGGTTGGCATTGCCAGTACTGCTTTAGGTGGTGGCAGTTCATCGGTTGGTGCAGGGGGCACATGGGCAACAACCTCTGCTGGTATTCATACTACCAAGAATGTTGGTGTTGCAACCACTGCAAGATCTGATTTTGCACTTTATGTTGGTGGAGATCAGTACGTTGATGGTAACATCACTATTGGTGGAACAATCACATATGAAGATGTAAAGAACGTAGATTCTCTTGGTATCGTCACTGCTAGAACTGGTGTTGATGTTTTAGCAGGTGGTATTAATGTAACTGGAGTTTCTACATTCAATAGTGTCGTAAATTTTGCCGGTGATATCAATGGAAACGTAACCATTGTTTCTACTGATAGTGGAAGTTCTGCCGCTCCAGAACTAACACTCTATAGAAATAGTGCATCACCTGCTCCTGGTGATTATCTTGGACAAATTATGTTCAAGGGTGAAAATAGCAATGGTGGTGAAGAGAATTATGCAAAGATAACCGGTAAAATTAGAGATGAAACTCTTGGAACTGAAGATGGGCAGATTGAAACAGCTATCAAGGGTAACGGTTCATTTACTATTGTAAGTCGTCAAAGACACGATGAGTTACAACTAATTAACGGTGTTGGATTAAACGTTGATGGAGATACAACACTTAGTACAACTTCTGCAACTTCCCTGACTGCATCAGCAGCATTTTATATGCCACAATACACAACTGCAGCAAGAGACGCAGCATCTTTTAATGAAGGTGCAATGATTTATAATACAACAATTAAAAAAATGGAGTTCTATGACGGAACTAATTGGATAGTACTGCCTGGTATGACTCTTGGACTTACTGTGGCACTTGATGGATGATAAATAATAAGGAGTATTTACTCTTTTGATGGCTAAGAACGGACGTTGCCCTGCAGGACAATATTACTGTTACACTGATAAAAAGTGTAAACCAATCCCTAAAGGATTTAGGGTTGTGGGACCTGCTGGAATGCTCCGTAAAGAAAATGGACACTCTGTTGATGATGATACCGAAACCAAGAAAAATGGTAACGGTAATGGCAATGGAAATGGTAATGGTGGAGGAGTAAGTGAGTCGAAAAGTGGTGATTCTTCTCTGCGTGACTGGTTTGGCAAGAGTAAGTCTTCTGATGGGAAGCCTGGTTGGGTTCAATTGGGTGGTAAATACGCAGGAAAACCCTGTGCAAAGCAACCAGGACAAACCACAAAACCAAAATGTGGATCCAGCAAAATGAAACGCAATCTCTCTAAAGATGAGGAGGAAGCAGCATTCCGTCGTAAAAATCGTCAAGATCCAAATCCAGATCGCAAAGGGAAGGCAATTAACGTGAAGACTGAAGAAAAAGACCATGAAGTCTCTATGGCACAATCTCAATTAAGTAGTGTTGAGAAAGATGTCAAGGCACTGAAGAAGAAACTTGGCAAAAAAGAGAAAAATCTTCCCGCGTGGATGCAAGCAAAGATTACTGACACCGAACACAACATGGATGCTGCAGCAGGTTACATGAAGAAAGAAGAATTTACAACCTTACCTCTTCATGTTGAGATTCCAACCAATATCAGAGACTTCAATCTTGGACTTATGTTCCGTGAAAGTCTGGATACAAACAGTGGTATGCTTTTTATCTTTGATGATGTGCAGCAACAGTCATTCCATATGACTGAAACACGAATTCCTCTTGATATTGCTTTCATCAGAGAAGATGGAATTATTGAAAGTATTAAACAATTAGAACCATTTGACGAAAGTCCAGTATATTCCGAAGGAGAAGTACTGTGTGCTTTAGAAGTAAATCGTGGATGGTTTGTAGAAAATAATGTAGAAGTTGGTGACGAGATTGATATTGAAGAAGGCAAGAAGGATGCTTGCTATCATAAAGTCAAGTCACGTTATTCAGTTTGGCCAAGTGCATATGCATCGGGAGCACTGGTCAAGTGTAGAAAAGTTGGTGCATCAAATTGGGGAAATAAAACCAAGAAAGAAGAATTTGAAAACTGGAGAGATAGTTTTACTCCTACAGACTACGAAACTGTAGATTTAGTTAAACCAGAACCTTTGGAAGCAACAAAAGGTCTTGGTAGTGACATGCTTGATGAAAAGTGTTGGAAAGGTTATGAGAAAAAAGGTATGAAGACTATGTTTGGTAAAAGATATCCAAACTGCGTCAAAAAAGAAGAGACTGATGACCATGATGGTGATCAGATTGATGAAAAGTTTAAAACACAGTATGGTGATAAAACTAAACTCTCTCAATCATCTGAACGCAAATCACTTGGTAGAGGATCTTCTATCAAAGATGGGTCTAAGAAGAGTGGTTACGAGTCCAAGAAGGAATTTCGTGATCAGTCAATGAAGTTAAGAAGACATCGTGAAAGATTCGGTGATTTGGCAAAGGAAGAGAATAATATTGTTGTCTGTACTCATACAAACAAGGGCATGGATTGTCCAGTGCATGGCAAAAAAACTTGTCCAGACATGGTTAAAGAGGCAGTTAGATTACCTGCAAAAACTGGTAATCTTGTGAATGTTATCTTCCGTTTTAGAAGTTCAACGATTATGTTGAAGATGTTCTTCTCTCAAGTGTCATTACCAACTAGATCTGATGTTCAAGATCAGATCAATAAAGTTTATCCCGGTGCGAGACTATTAACGTTTAACGTATCCGAGTATGAACCTGGACAACCAATCCTCCATGCAGAAGGCGCAGCATGGACAAAAAAGTCAGGAAAGAACAAAGAAGGGGGTCTTAACGAGAAAGGCAGAAAATCTTACGAAAGAGAAAATCCAGGAAGCGACCTTAAGGCACCAAGCAAGAAGGTTGGAAATCCCCGTAGAGCGTCCTTTTGCGCTAGAATGAAAGGAATGAAAAAGAAACTTACTTCTGCCAAGACTGCTAACGATCCTGATAGCAGAATTAATAAATCATTAAGAGCCTGGAACTGCTGATATGAAAACATTCAAGCAATTTATGTCAGAAAGTGTCACTATTCATGGTGACTTTAATGGAACACTTAATGTTGGTGGTGGAGATCCTGTTAGAAAAGAAGTAGAAGAACAAAATCAGTATGTTGCTGATGTTGTTTGGATGGGAAGTATATATAGAATGAAGTTGGAAAGAAAAGAGTCCTTAAGACTTCCAACAACCCAAGAACTGGCAGAACAACTTCAAGGAGAATATCCTGGAGCAATTGTTCAAAGAATTTATCCAGTCGAACCAAAACCAACAGTAAAAATTGCAGACGTTAAGAGATATCATCCAGGAAAATTAGAGTGGGTATAAATTATGGCTCAGTGGAATAAAATTAATCAAGACTATCTCAATCAAGAGAGAAGTCTCTTTGAAGTTTTTATATGTGCAGACCAGTTCGGTAATATTGGTGCTTGTGGAGGCAACACTCAGTTTGAACTGAATGTCTCTGCTGGCATTATGACAGAAATGGCAAATGTTCATAAGTTTGGTGCAGTAGTTTCTACGTCTGCAACTTATGACACTGTTTGGAGTGAGGGAGGTGCTTATGAGTTTCCAGGAGATGCTGGAACAATAACAGTAGTATCTACAAGTGCTCAAGATAAATCAGTTGGTACAGGAGCATCATCAATTGTAGTTCAAGGTCTTGATGCTAATTATGATGAAGTACAAGAAACTATCTTGTTAAATGGTACAGATAGTGTCTCTGGTTCAGTCAATTTTTTAAGAACACATAGAGCATTTGTAGATTACGGAAATACAAATGCAGGAAATATTACAATTTCTATTGGCAGCACAGTAACTTGTGCCATAGCAGAAGATATGGGACAATCTCAAGTTGCTTTCTACACAGTTCCTGCAGGAAAATCGGCATTCTTAAAACAGTTTACAGCAACTCAAAACAAGAACCAAGAAAATGCTGTAAGAATGTTCCAAAGACAGAATGAAGATAGTGCAACAAAACCATTTCGTTTGGTAACAGAACTAAATCTATATGGAAGTAACTTTATTAAGCCATATAGTTATCCAGTATTTTTTCCAGAAAAAACTGATATTGAAGTAAGAGCATACACTGGAAGCAATTGTACTGTTTCAACAACATTTGATATTTTAGTTGCTGATAGTGCTTCTATTGGTATTGGAACAACTTGATAGGAGGTATTATGAGTGAAGTATATCTTGGTAATCCTAATCTAAAAAAAGCAAATACTGCCATTGAGTTCACGGAAGATAATATTCGTGAATTCATGAAGTGTAAACAAGATCCTGTTTATTTTGCTAATAATTACATCAAGATTGTTTCCCTGGATGAAGGTCTGACTCAGTTTCATCCATATCATTTTCAAGAGAAGTTAATCAATAACTTCCACGATAACAGATTTAATATCTGTAAGATGCCACGACAGACTGGTAAATCTACTACAGTCGTATCTTACCTTTTGCACTATGCTGTCTTTAATGATAGTGTGAATATTGGCATTCTGGCAAACAAAGCAGCAACCGCAAGAGAACTTCTTGGAAGGTTACAGACTGCATATGAGAACTTACCAAAATGGATGCAACAGGGTATCATATCATGGAACAAAGGATCTCTGGAGTTAGAAAATGGCAGTAAGATATTGGCAGCTTCTACGTCTGCGAGTGCTGTCCGAGGTATGTCATTCAACATCCTCTTTCTCGACGAGTTCGCATTCGTCCCGAATCACGTTGCTGACTCGTTCTTTGCATCTGTTTATCCTACTATTACTTCTGGTAAAAACACCAAAGTAATTATTGTATCTACTCCACACGGTATGAATCACTTCTACCGTATGTGGCATGATGCGGAGAAGGGAAAGAATGAATATGTCCCAACTGATGTTCATTGGTCAGAAGTTCCTGGAAGAGATGAGGAGTGGAAAGAAACCACTATTGCCAACACTTCAGAACAACAGTTTAAAGTTGAGTTTGAATGTGAGTTCTTAGGATCTGTTGATACACTGATTGCTCCTAGTAAATTAAGGACGATGGTATATGATAATCCACTGCAAAGAAATGCTGGATTAGATGTATATGAACCATCAAAGGATAAACATGATTATGTAATGACAGTTGACGTTGCTAGAGGAGTTGGAGAAGATTATTCTGCATTTGTAGTTGTAGATATTACTGAGTTTCCTCATAGAGTTGTAGCAAAGTATAGAAATAACGACATCAAACCAATGTTGTTCCCTAACATCATTTACGAAGTGGCAAAGAATTACAATAGTGCATTTATTTTATGTGAGGTAAATGATATTGGAGATCAAGTTGCAAGTATTCTTCAATATGATCTTGAATATCAGAATCTATTGATGTGTTCTATGAGAGGTAGAGCAGGACAGATTGTTGGTCAAGGATTCTCTGGTAAAAAAACACAATTGGGTGTTAAGATGTCCAAGACAGTAAAGAAAGTTGGATCTCTCAACCTCAAGACCCTAATTGAAGAAGATAAGTTAATCTTCAATGACTATGAGATTATCTCAGAACTGACAACCTTTATTTCAAAGCACAACTCATTTGAGGCAGAAGAGGGTTGTAATGATGACTTGGCAATGTGTCTTGTCATCTATGCCTGGTTAGTCCAGATGGACTATTTCAAAGAATTGACTGATCAGGATGTTCGTAAGAGATTATACGAAGAACAAAAGAACCAGATTGAGCAAGATATGGCTCCCTTTGGTTTCTTAAATGATGGATTAAGTGATGATAGTTTTGTTGATAGTGAGGGTGATAGATGGTTTACCGATGAGTATGGAGATAGATCTTACATGTGGGACTATCGTTAATGGATTTAGATGGTCAGATAAAGCTTGGACACCTTTTACTACAAGATAGAAAGTGTAGAGTTTGTGGTGAAACAAAAAATCTAGTTGAAGAGTTTTACAGAACCAGAAAAGATAGAGGTCCAGTAGCATCTTCATATTCATATGAATGTAAAGAGTGTACAATAACAAGAGTTGCAAACAAAATGACAAACAGAGTTTTGGGTAAGTGGGAATATCCAGATTGGTAGTTCACGGCGTGTTTCCCCTGCGAAACTATGGTTTTTAATAAATATTTTCAGATAAACTGAGACTCGGAGAACAAAAACATGGCGACTCCTCAATTATCTCCAGGCGTATTAGTCAGGGAGGTTGACCTAACAGTAGGAAGAGCTGATAATGTACTAGACAACATTGGTGCGATCGCTGGACCTTTCAAGATCGGACCAATTGACGATCCAATTGACATTTCTACAGAACAAGAACTTATCGATACATTCGGTAAGCCCCTGTCAACTGACTCACAGTATGAGTACTGGATGAGTGCATCATCTTTCCTTTCTTATGGGGGAGTTCTGAAGGTTATTAGAACTGATGACACCCAACTCAATAATGCAAATGCAGGTGTTGGAATTGCATCAACAACCTCACTGAAGATTACCAACTATGATGACTATGTTGGTTTCCATACTTCAGACAATAGTTTTACATATGCTGCTAAGAACCCTGGAACCTGGGGTAATGGACTGAAAGTTTGCACAATTGACGACTTTGCTGATCAAAGAGTCGGTATTGCAACAACTGGTCTTGCTGATGCTGGTGCAACAATCGGATTTGGTGTAACCGCATCACTTGACAACGCAGTCATTCCTGGATCAGGAACGACTACTGGATTCACTGGATTCCTGAAAGGCATCATCGTTGGAATGGCAACTGATGTAACTGGTGGAAATAGCACGATTGATGTTAAGGTTGTTTCTCGTGTAGAAACTGTTGGTGGTGGATCTACCGAAACTAAGATCACTTATCAAGAAGGTTCTAACACAAGAGCATTTGGTACTGGTACAGAGATTCACTTCGTTAATAATTCTGGTATTAACAGCACTGGACTTAACGGTGCTACTTTCACTCCAGCAACTGCAGTTGACTGGTATGAGGAGCAAACTCTGGGTCTGACTAATGCAACTACTTATTGGAAAGCAATTGCACCAAGACCTACATCTAATGTTTATGTAACCGATAGAAACGGTATAAATGATGGACTTCATGTTGTAATTGTTGATGACACAGGTTCCATTACTGGAATCAAGGGCAACATTCTTGAGAAGCACGTCAACCTGTCCAAGGCAGGAGATGCAATCTCTAATGTAAATGCACCTCAGAGAATCTACTACAAGGATTACCTTGCTGATTTCTCTGCTAACATCTATGCTGGTTATAATCCTTCCCAAGCATATGATGCAGCACACAACACAACTCCAAGAGCAACTGGATTCTCAACCGACTTCACCGCAATTACAACTGCAGATGGACTCTGGGGACAATCTGCTCAAGATGTAACATTTGCTGGTATTGGTAATGTAACTTACACCCTCGGTGGTGGTGTTGATTATTCCGCAACTGGTGGAATGAAGGCAGAACTTTCCAACTTGATCACTTCATACGGACTCTTCTCTAATAAAGATGAAATTGAAGTTGATTATCTGATCATGGGTCCTGGTTGTGCAACTGAAGCAGAATCGCAAGCAAAAGCAAACTACTTAATTTCTGTTGCTAATGATAGAAAGGACTGCATGGCAGTCGTTGGACCTCACAGAGGAAATCTGGTTAACATCACTAACACGAATACTCAGACAGAAAATCTGATCAACTACTTCAGTTCACTGTCCTCCTCGTCTTATGCAACATTTGACAGTGGATATAAGTACACCTACGACAGATTCAATAACGAGTTCCGTTATGTTCCAACAAATGCTGATGTTGCTGGTCTCATGACTCGCACAGCAATCGTTGCATATCCTTGGTTCTCACCTGCTGGACAACAGAGAGGTGTTATTAACAATGCAGTTAAGTTGGCATACAACCCCAACAAAGCACAAAGAGATCGTCTCTATCCTGCGAGAATTAACTCCTTTGTCACCACACCTGGTATCGGAACACTTCTCTTCGGTGATAAGACTGCACTCGGATATGCTTCTGCGTTTGACAGAATCAACGTTCGTCGTTTGTTCCTTACCATCGAACAAGCACTGGAAAGAGCAGCACAAGCTCAACTCTTTGAACTCAACGATGAGTTAACCAGAGCTAACTTCAGAAACATCGTTGAACCTTATCTTCGTGACATTCAATCGAAGAGAGGACTTTATGGATTCATGGTTGTTTGTGATAGCACGAACAACACTCCTGATATCATCGATAATAAT